GATAGTAAAAAAATTGTAGACCACATCGAATCAGGTGAATGGAATGATGCTAAAGAAGCAATCTTTGATGGAATCAAAGGTAAAGCAGCAGAAACCGTTGATATGAAACGATTAGAAATTTCTACGGATTGGGTATCCAATCCTAGTGATAGTGCAGAGTAAATAATGAAATCGTTTCTTACAATGTCTCGAGAATTGCACGAAGCAAAGTTCAAAGTACCGAATGGTGAAAAGGAACTGAAGAGAGATATTGAGAAACTTGGTGGGAAAAGAGTAGAAATAACCTTTACCCAAGATAAAAAGGGCAGGATTCACGTATATTTAAACGGTGATGATTTCACTGGTGGAAACCCATATAAAGATATGAAGACTGCAGAAAAAGAAACAAAGGATATGAAGAAAATAATGCTTCAAATGTCCTATGACGGAATTAATACTGGAGATATTTTAGATGAAATTAATATCAGAATTTAATGACTACGGGGTTCAACCTGTAATTATAGAACAAAACGAAAAGGGTGAGAAGGAATACTTCATTGAAGGTATTTTTATGCAGTCTGAAATAAAGAACAGGAATGGTCGTGTCTATCCTAAAGAAGTAATGAAAAAGGAAGTAAGTAGATACGTCAATGAATTTGTTAAGAAATCCCGTGCATTCGGAGAGTTGGGTCATCCTGATGGGCCAACAATTAACCTTGACAAAGTATCCCATTTAATTACATCACTAGAAGAAGATGGTGATAATTATATTGGAAAAGCAAAGATTTTAAGTACACCAAACGGTCAAATTGTAAGAAATTTAATCGATGATGGTGCTAAGTTGGGTGTTTCATCTCGTGGTCTAGGTTCACTAGAACAGAAAGGTGGTGCTCAATACGTAAAAAGTGACTTTCAACTTGCAACTGCAGGTGACATTGTCGCAGACCCATCAGCACCTGAAGCATTTGTAGAAGGTATAATGGAGGGTGTTGAATGGATATATGAAAATGGTATCCTAAAAGCACAAGAACTGGATATGATGAGAACCAACTTGAAGACTGCAAAGTTAAATCAGTTGGAAGAAGTCAAACTAAATACTTGGAAAAGGTTTGTTAAGAACCTCTAATGTATAAATAAATAATAGAATAAACTCATTTAATAAGAGTTATACTCAAACAGGAGAAAAGAATGGCAGAGTTAGAAAATAACCTAGAAAGTGCAATAGAGGAAGGTGTTCAACCTGATTCTAAAGCTGAAAAAGGTGACTCAAAACCTATGAAACAAGGTTCATCCGACGCCGCTAAAATTGAAAGTGGTAAAGGTGAAGTCGTCAAACCTGAAGAAAATCCTGTTGACAAAGCTGTTGCATCAGTAAAAAGTGCAGAGAAAGGAACCAAAGAGGTGAGTGGAGACGCTCAACAAAAGGGTGAATCTCCTGCAGAGAAGCAACCACAATTGAAAAAAGTTAAAGAAGGCGAAGATTCTGAAAAGGATACTCCTTCTAAAATGGAAACAATTAAGGCAATGGTCAACGCAATGAAGGGAATGGATAAAGAAAAACTTCAGGCAATGTACTCTAAAGTCAAAGATGACGAAGAGGAAGTTGACGAATCCTTAACTAAGGCAGAAGTCGCAAGACAAATCGTTGAACTTATGAAAAAGAAAGACGATGAAGATGTTAAGAAAGTAATGTCAGAAATGGACGATTCAGAAGAAGATGATGTCGAAGACGAAGATGATGACGAGGAAAAAGTAGATGAAGAAACTTCTGCTAAACTCGAATCAAGTTTGTTAGAGATGGAAATCGATGACGACCTATCTGCAATCTCAGAAGCATTAGACTTATCAGAAGAAAATACTGAAAAGGCGAGAACAATCTTTAAAGCTGCAGTATCTTCAAAAGTATCTGAAATCAAAACAGAACTTGAAGAACAATTTAACACAAATTTAAAAACCTCAACAGAAGAAGTCAAACAAGACCTTGCAGAAGCAGTGGACAAGTATATGACTTATTGTGCAGAAGAGTGGACGAAAGAAAACGAACTTGCAATCGAAAGAGGTTTGAGGTCAGAAATGACAGAAAACTTTATAGAAGGATTAAAAACATTGTTCGTAGAACATTATGTTGACGTTCCTGAAGATAAGTATGATGTTATTGACGAACTCGCAAATCGTCTCGATGAGATGGAAGCGAAACTTGACAGTGAAGTATCTAAAAATATGGAAATTGTTGAGGAGAACGACCAACTTAAGAGAAGTAACGTGATAGAAGAGGCCTGCAAAGACCTAACTGAATCACAAACGGAAAAAATGGTTTCATTATCAGAAGGTGTAGACTTTTCAGACATCGAAGACTTTCAAGAGAAAGTTAACGAGTTGAAAGAAGCTTACTTCCCAATTGAAGGTGAAACGATGGCAGAAGAAACTATTGAAGTAGAAGGAATTGGAACTTTAGAAGAAGAAACATCTTCAGAAAAGGTTTTAGACCCAACTATGAATAAGTACGCTACTGCTTTGAGAAAACTTAAACCATTAGGTTAATTTAAAGGAGAAACTTAAATGTTTTTATCAGAAAACTTACAAGAAAAGTGGCAACCGATTCTAGAACACTCCGATTTACCAAAAATCGAAGATAACTACAAACGTGCTGTTACTGCTGTAATCTTAGAAAACCAAGAGAACGCTCTCAACGAAGAGAGAACTACCCTTGAAGAGGCAGCACCTTTAAATGCTACTGGAAGTTCTGCAATTAGTAATTGGGACCCAATCCTAATCTCACTAGTACGTAGAGCTATGCCAAATCTCGTTGCTTACGACATTTGTGGTGTTCAACCAATGACAGGCCCAACTGGTCTTATCTTTGCTATGAAAGCAAGATATAACGACTATCCTTCTGCTGGAAGGGAGTCACAATCAGAAGCATTAGGTATTAACGAACCTAGAACTGGAGAGTCCGCTACTAACGGGCCTAACGGTTCTGCAGGTGTTGATGCTGACCCATCTGGCGACCCATTCGCTAGTGCATATGCAACTGATACTTCAGGCGGAATGTCAACTGCAAACGCAGAAGCTTTAGGAGATTCATCTTCTAACGCATTTAACGAAATGTCTTTCTCTATCGAGAAAGCTACAGTTACTGCTACATCCAGAGCATTAAAAGCAGAGTACACACTCGAACTTGCTCAAGACTTAAAAGCAATCCACGGTCTTGATGCAGAATCAGAACTTGCAAATATTCTTTCATCAGAAATCCTTGCAGAAATCAACAGAGAAGTTGTTAGAAATGTAAACTTACAAGCTAAAACAGGTGCATCAGCAACTGCAGTTAGTGGTACATTCAACTTAGATGTAGATGCAAACGGAAGATGGTCAGTAGAGAAGTTTAAAGGTTTGTTATTCCAAATCGAAAGAGAAGCTAACGTAATTGCTAAAGAATCACGTAGAGGTAAAGGTAACTTTATCCTATGTTCTTCAGACGTTGCAAGTGCTCTTTCAATGGCTGGTGTATTAGATTACGCACCTGCACTTTCAACTAACTTGAACGTAGACGATACTGGTAATACTTTTGCTGGTGTTCTAAACGGAAGAGTTAAAGTATACGTTGACCCATATGCGGCTTCAGACTACTTAACAGTTGGTTATAGAGGTACTAACCCTTATGACGCAGGATTATTCTATTGCCCATACGTTCCATTACAAATGGTTCGTGCAGTCGGTGAGAATACATTCCAACCAAAAATTGGTTTCAAAACTAGATACGGAATGGTATCTAATCCTTTTGTCGGTGCTACACCTTCAAACGGACTTGCATCCAATGGAACGAACTTCTATTACAGAAAGATGGCAGTGTCTAACATTCTGTAAGACGAAAGTCTCATTACCTTCGGGTAATACTAAAAAGGTCTCTTACGAGACCTTTTTTTTTGTTTAGTGACTTCAATCGTTCAATGTCTAGGGAATACCCTATTCTTTACACCGTGTCCTTCTAGTGAGGCCTTACCTCAATTTTATCTAGGTCAATAGGTAGTGACCATAAAGAAATTCGTTTACCACACAATCCCAATTCGTCAAAAATTTCAAGTGTTTCTCTGTTCGGATTCTATCCACACCTCACGATTATATGCCACGTCTTAATTGACTTTAACAGTGTGGAACACCTTTTCTATACGGAACAACCTCTCACAACCATCTTACTTCCGTCTCGATTTCCTACTTTACTAGTATACCAAAAAGTTGGGTGCATTGTCAACCTAAATATAAGGTACAATGATGTACATTACACATACACACACAGGAGAAAAATATGAGTAATTCAACAAAATCGGGGTTCGAAATCAGAGCCGACTTATTATCACAAGCAGAGGGTCTTTTGACTCAAAACTATCAGAGGGAAGTTGACGCTATCTATATGCATAACGAAAACAATCCTAATAATAAGAAACCTTTACCATTAAGAGAAATCACTGGTGAAGAGGTTATTGTAACTGCAAGACAGTTAAATGAGTTTGTAACCGAGAAGTAACCTAAATAGTAGTACACGGAGATAATTATGTATGATAAACAAGTGAATGTAAAAGAAGGGCCATGGGAAGCAAAAACGTTTCCTAATGGGGAAGAGACAACGAATGTATTAAGTCGTAAGACAATCACAACGTTAATTAAAGATGGTTATCTATGTGAAGAAACTACAACGAGAGAGTATCGAGATGGTGATTATTTCGATACTTCTTCGTCTAAACGGATACTAAAAATAAATGGTTGATATCAATAAATCGATTCTTAATAAGAATAACTTTAGACTTATCGTTGATAAGTGTCCTACTGTTGAATACTTTGTAAGGTCAGTAAATATTCCTGGCTTAACATTTACAGAAGTGACTCAAGCGGCAGGTGTTGGGTTGGATGCATTTTTCCCTGGCGACAAAGTGTTCTATGAAACTATGTCAGTAGAGTTTCTAGTAGATGAAGACCTAGTAAACTTTAAAGAAATCTATGACTGGATGGATGCAATTGTTCCCGTTAGAGACCCATCATTATATAAGACTTATACATCAACAACATCTACTGAAACTAAACAATACAGTGGAACCGATAACATAAGTCAAACATCTGATATTACACTAGTAACAAATACAAACAAAAACTTACCTAATAGATACTTTAGGTTTCATGACTGTTTCCCAATAGGATTGAGTGGATTACAGTTAGAGAGTGGTGCAGAAGCAGAACCAGTAACTACTACAGTTGACTTTAGATTTAGTTATTACGAGATAGAAAGTACTTCCTAAATCCCCTTACTAAATACCCATATATGTGGTATAATGGTATATTATGACGTTAGATGAATTAAAGAAACAGTGGACGGAAGATTGTCAAATAGATGATATCGAATTAGATAATGCATCACTTGAAGTTCCCAAACTACATGCAAAATACCAAGACTTACTAACCAGTAAGATACTTGTACTAAAACAATACCAAAACAAATACAATGAACTACTTAAAGATAAGTGGTTGTGGTATAATGGTAAAATGGACGAGGAGACTGTTAGAGAGAAAGGTTGGGAACCCGACCCATTTAATGGTCTTAAGATAATGAAGAATGACATGCAAATATTCTTCAATGCAGATAAAGATTTACAAGACCTCAATGCAAAGATTGAGTACCTCAAAGTTACTGTAGACTTCCTTAAGGAATGTATGCAAAATATTACATGGAGACACCAAACGATTAGAAACACAATCGATTGGAGAAAGTTCATGGCAGGACAATAATGATATTAAATAATTACTGTTATACAATACCTATGTTGTTTGATGATAGTGAAGTCGAACAGATACATCAACATGCAATGCAATATCCTATTATGGATGGACAGGTAGGATTCCAAAAGATAGACCCTGATGGGGAAGACAATGGTGGAAGAACTGATAGTAAGATAAGACAATCTGATGTAAGATGGTGTGAAGACATGTTACCACAACATTTAATAGA